ATAGAAGAGAGCAAATGAGCAAAGTAACAGAACTAACAAAAGAGCTTCAAAGAGTGATGTATTCCACTACATATTCATTTGAGATTGATACCGAAGATTATGTTTTCGGATTCAAAAAGACTTTAAGGAAAAGAACCAAAAGCCTTACCAAAGCCCTGCAACTTGAAAAGAAACTAAGAAATGATGTTGGAAGGTATATTTCAAGTAGCGTTGTCATAGTCGCTGTAAGGCTGTATAACAACGGAGAATTAAGAGGGGAATTTAAGGCATAACAGAAAATAAATCATAGAACAATGAAAACATCAAGTAAATTGACCAGCAAGGAGAGTTTCGCTATTCTTCACGAAATAGAGAATAGACAATGGGATGGTAAAAATAAATATACCGATTGGCAGAAACAAATTGAAAAAGAAAGAGATTCAGCTATAAAGAATCTTGTCCCTGAAGCAGGTTTGGGTTGCACTGTATGTTACTACTCAGACAAACGTGCAGCCACAGTAACTAAGATAGTTTCTCCATGTAGGATTGAAGTTACTTTCAATCGGACGAAATGTATAGATTACTATGCAGGAGAATATGAAATTCTTTCTGAGCTTGAAGGCGATGCAAAAGTATTCACTAAAAGAAGAAACGGATATTGGGTAGCAGAAGGCCAGTCTTATAAAGACGGAGTTATTCTTATGCTACATTACCAGAATCATTATATTGATCCACATTTTTAGCATTAAAAGCAATGAAAGCAAATAAAATTGTGTTTCTATACCAACCTTGTATGGTAATTGTATGTGAATCAATGGAAACCCCTAATTCCAAAGACCCGGAAACAAACGATCTGAGGGAATATGCTAGAATAGTTAGATTTTCATATGAAACAAAATTTTTCCCGTATTTTGAATTTACCCCTGCTGGTTCAATTGAATGGACTAAGCATGCAGATATGCTTAGCAAAGAACAAATAGACAGCATAGAAAAATGTTCCCAACGATTGCGGGAAGAGGACAAAGAGAGGATTGATTATTTCACCAAATTAAAAATCAAATAATTATAATAATGAGCAATGAGAACAACAGTAAAAGTGTATTTAAAAGACGAACAAGGTAATGAAGACTGGTTCGTTACTCCTATCAACCTATCAGAGCAAGAAGCCCATAAATACTATCTCGGTAATACTTTCAATATGGGGTGCGAAACAGATCACATGATGAAATGTTACAAGGTTGAGACAATAAAATCATCAAATTAAATAAATTTATGACTAAAAGTGACGTTTTTTACGTCATATTTTATATCTTTACACCATAAAAATAAAAAAAAGAGCAATGAAAATTTACACAAGTTATTTCGGAAATAGCCGAAAATTGAAAGAAGCTGGAATTAAAATTATTTGCGTAGCCATTGGTAAGCCTAGATTTATGGTTAACGTTCCTCAAATGTTGAATGTTTGTCCTACCCGCTATATGGTAAGTGGACCTTGTTCTCATGATGAGTATCTTAAGCTTTACGACAGGATTCTTGCGAGTCAAGATGCTAATAAGGTAATCGAACAAATCGAATCATTAAGTGAAGGCAAAGATGTTGCTCTCTGCTGTTACGAAAAACCGGGTGATTTCTGCCATCGTCATATTTTGGCAAAATGGCTTACCGAAAAGACTGGCATTGAGATAACAGAGTTCGGGGTAGTTGAGAAGAAAGAACCAGAGTATGAACAAGCAAGTTTGTTTTGAATATGAGAAGCATTAAGTTTAGAGGTAAACGGATAGATAACGGGATGTGGGTTGATGGTGATTTGGTGACAACATTAACGCCAAAAGGAAGTATGGTAACGTGCCCAGCTATCCATACTACGAATGGTACTATTGGAACATTTTTCGTTCATCCCGAAACCGTTGGGCAGTTCACTGGATTGTTTGATAAGAACGGGAAAAAAATATATGAGGGTGACATTGTAAAGAAAACTACTAAAAGCGGTTATCCTGATGAATATATAGCTGAAATCGTTTTTCGTGATGGATCCTTTGGTCTTAAAAATAATAGTCGTTATGGACTTCCTGTTTGCATTCTTGTTAAGGAAAGTAATTGGGTTGATGGCAACGCAAGTGGAAAGTCCACCTATGAATATGAAATCATTGGCAATGTTTATGAAAACCGGAATTTATTAGCCAACCGTCAATAGCGTTTGATGGGATGCTGTCAAATTTGCCAAGCAAGCGGTGGTTTGACAGCATAGGCATTTGCGGAAATAGCTCATCGGTAGAGCGTTGGCATTCCAGCCAAAGAGTGGGGTTCGATTCCCTGTTTCCGCTCAACCCTTATAGTAGCTATAAGCAAAAGCAAGAATATGAAAGCTTGTGCAGTTTACGGGGTGATGGGAATTGCCATCTGACACGACTGAAAGAAGCCGAAGAATTGTATAAGTGTTCTTGCAAGTAGCTTGAAAGATGATTGAATTTGCGTTAAGCCTGCCGGGAAAACGCTCGGCAGGCATTTAACGCAAAATGTATATGAAGTTATATACACCCTAAAGATATGTTTACAGGAACGACACCACCGGAAGTTAAACTGCTCCTTCAGGATTTGATGAAAGGAGTAAAAGGCAAAGATGTTTTTATCGGATGTTCAGGAAACTACACCACCGATAAAATCATGTCAGCTATGGGATACACAGTACATTCTAATGATGTAAGTTTATATTCCAAACTAATTTCTGATCTATTACTTGATACAAATACTGATATTGAAGTTGTGAATCCTGAATTACGTATGGTTTTTGACACATGGGATGACACTAAATACAAAAAACTTATTCAAGTAATGTTTGCAATGAGAGTATCAAACTTTCACCAAAGGAAAAACGATTACCAAGAAGAAATGTTTAACGCTTTTATTGAGCAATCAAAAGTTTATTATCATAATACTATATCTAAGATTGAAAAAGGCGCACTTAATTTTAATATTAAAAGTTTCTTCTATGGTGATTTTTTTGACTTCCTAAAAAGTAAAAAAGGTAAAGGTGTTGGTATAAGCTTTCCTCCTACGTATAAAGGAGGGTATGAGAAGATGTTTAGCTATGTCGAAGAAAGCTTTAATTATATGCACGCTACTTATAACGTCTTTGATCCAAAAGAGGGCGGAAGTATATTCAAGACTCTTCTTGAGAATGATGAAAACATCATCTATTCTGATAGATATTTCAAGGAGATAGACAACTTCCTTGTTGGCAAAATAAACTTGGGGCTAGGCAAGAATCCTATATACACTTACTCTAGCGTAAATCAAAATAAGAATTATTACATCGAACGTGATAAAAATGTAAATCCATCATGTATTCATATTTTACCTATAGATTATGAATTTACAGATAGTGTAGTAATATCTGTAAAATTATGTTCAGTTAGTGATGTGAATTATTATAAAGCGTTTTACATGGCAAACAAGGTTAATTATACAACTGGTGGAGATTTAGGTATGGTATTTATGGCTGACGGTAAGGCGTTTGGATTTACTTCTTTCAGCAAACAGTTATCTACACTTGAAAAGATATTTATGCAGAGTGATTTTGTTGTAAACTCAAATACACAGAGGCTTAGTAAATTACTGATTATGCTTACTAAGTCCCACGATGTGAGGATGCTCATTGCAAGAAAAATGGGTCACTATTATGAAGGGATTAAGACAACTGTGTATACATCTTCACCAGTAAGTATGAAATACCGCAGTGTATTCAATCTTGACAGGAGAGATGAAGGCAAACTAATGTATTCTGCTAATTTTTTAGATGATTCATTAAAAGATTTATATAAATTATGGTTGAAAAAATACAAGAAGTGAAAGATGTTCATCTTATTCAAGAGAAATTGGGGGATGTAAACAAATTGATTGCTCCGTATAAGTTAGCATATGTAAGCCCTATAGATGATTGCGTTCCATTGGAGAAGAATGCTCACTATATGGAAAAATCCACACTGGATAGACTAACTGCAAATGTGGCTGAAGACGGTTTTTTATCTCAGCTTCCATTCGCGATGAAACGAGATGATGGGAAATATCTTATTTTGTCGGGAAATCATCGTTTAAAAGCTGCTATTAAAGCTAAACTGGAATATATTCTAATCTTGTATATTGAAGAGGTTGATAAAGACAAACAGATTGCCTATGTGCTTAGTCATAATGCTTTAGTAGGAAAAGATGATGCCCAAATGCTTAAGGAAATTTATAGTGAGATGCGCACTATTGAAGCAAGAGAGTTTTCTGGTCTTAACGGTATTCAATTTATTGATACAGATAAGATCCCTACCGTTTCTATTAATGATGGGGATATAGAGCTTACGGAAATGAAGTTCTTGTTTACAGAAAGTAGGAGTAATGATGTCAAAGCTGTTCTATCTGAACTTGAAAAACAGAAAATATCTGCAAATAGTTCGATAGTTGTAGGTTCTTATGAAGAATTTATAAAGGTAGCTACAGAAGTAAAGAAGAAGTTTAATATAAAGAGCAATACTGTTGCTTTTGCTCGTATGGTTGATATCTGCAAAGCTTATTTGCAAGAAATAAAAGACAGGGAGGTGTAATATGGCAGGTAGAGGTAGACCCAAATTAGGAATGTCCCTTTATGATAAATATATAAAAGGTAAAGAGGATATTATTATAGCAGACTGTAGGAATGGAGCTGATAACAAAGGTTTATGTGTACGTCTTGGAATAGGACTTACGACATTTAAAAGTATATTAAAAAAGCATCCTGAAGTTGTAGACTTATTGAGAGAAGGTAAGGAAGAAGCTGACATGAAAGTAGAGAGTGCTCTATATAAAAGAGCCATTGGCTATGATATCGAGGAAACTACAACTGAGGTGAAAATAGGAGAGGATGGATCTGGTCAAACGACTGTGGTGAAAAAAACGAAAAAACATATTGCGGGAGATACAACAGCACAAATATTTTGGTTAAAAAATCGTAGACCAAATGAATGGAAAGATAAACAAGAGGTAAATGCTACTAATGATGATTGGGTAGATGCTTTAAAATTATTAACCAATTCATATAAGAATGGGAACAAATGATGAAAGAAAGAAACTCATAAGTGAAATTATAGCGTATTGGTCGAAGGATTGGAATAAATTTGTCCGTGATGCCTTATGCGCAAGATTAGACCATGATCAGCAATCTATTATTGAGTCTGTTCAACATAACCCTATGACTGCTGTCGCAAGTGGAACTTCTCGTGGAAAAGATTTTGTGGCGGCCTGTGCTTCGTTGTGTTTTATGTATCTTACGCCTAGATTTAATGAAAGAGGTATACTTGTTGGAAATACTAAGGTGGCCATGACAGCACCAACAGGGAGACAAGTAAAAAATATTATGACTCCTGAAATCAGAAGGTTGATTCGTGCGGCAAGGACAAAATTTCCTTTTTGTTGTCCGGGCAGATTGGTTGCAGATGATATAAGAACGGATTATGAAGAATGGTTTTTAACAGGATTTAAAGCGGATGACAATGCAACTGAATCATGGTCTGGATTTCATGCTGCAAATACCATGTTTGTTATCACGGAGGCATCAGGTATATCCGAAATTGTTTATAATGCAATAGAAGGTAACTTGCAGGGAAATTCTCGGATGCTCATAGTATTCAATCCTAATATCACTACCGGTTATGCGGCTCGTTCTATGAAGTCTGAACGTTTTGCAAAATTCAGACTTAGCTCTCTAAATGCAGAAAATGTAGTAAAGAAGCAAATTGTAATACCCGGTCAAGTGGATTATGAATGGGTTAAGGACAAAGTGATAAATTGGTGCTCACCTATCCAGCAAGCGGACTTCAACGAAGGTGAAGGCGATTTCAATTGGGAAGGTAAGCTATACCGACCTAACGATTTGTTTCGCGTCAAGGTACTTGGTATGTTTCCTAAAGTGTCGGAAGATGTTCTCATCCCTTATGAATGGATAGAAATAGCAAACAGGAATTGGCAGGAGTTACAGGAAAATGGTTTTATCCCAGCCAAATCTTGTAAGTTAGGTGTTGACGTTGCCGGTATGGGACGCGATAACAGTGTGCTTTGTCCGCGATACGGTAACTACGTTTCTCAATTTGAGGTTCATCAATCTGCCGGGCGTGCGGATCACATGCACGTGGTAGGTATGATGATTCCCTATCTAAAGAAGAAAGGAGCAAAAGCATTTATTGATACTATTGGAGAGGGAGCAGGTGTCTATTCTCGTTTGTTAGAAGAAAAATTTACAAACGCTTTTTCATGCAAATATTCGGAAGGGGCAGATGGCTTACACGATATTACTGGCGAATATGAATTTGCAAATATGAGAGCATACCTATATTGGGCTTTACGTGACTGGCTTAATCCTAAAAATGGTTTTGGTGCCGCTCTCCCACCCTGCGATCAGTTAATGGAGGAGGCTACCGAAACCAAGTGGAAGTTCCTTAGTAATGGAAAGATTATCATTGAACCTAAAGAAGATATCAAAAAACGTATTAAACGTTCTCCTGACTATATGGATGCATTAGCGAATACGTTTTATCCTAGAGATTATAGCTTTATTAGTGATGAAGAGTTGCTTAAAGACTTTTTGTAGTTGTGTTTTTTTAGTACCTTTGTAACCGAAAACACTCCTTGTTTGTGTTTTCATTGCTCTTATGTGCGCTGGCTTGTGAAAGTCGGCGCATTTCTATTGTACGGTGAGCTGTTTTCTTATTGTGCGCCTACCTTAGATGCGTGCAGAGAAAAAAGGGATAAATGGTTGCAAAGTCATTGATACAAGTTATGGTAAGTGATTTGGAAGAGAGAGTATCACATACCCTCTCTTTGTTTCTGGTATTATTTTCCAACAAGTAATAGTAACAGCCAAAAAATACCTAATACTATGGCAATAAATTCGTATGGATCTTCCCTTAAATAATTAAGAAAAAATTTAATTTCTTGTATTATTTTTTGCATGTATATTATTTTACAAAGCCATTTCGTGTTCAAGTTCTTTAGATATGGCTCTATTGATAAACTCATTAATTGTTGTTCCAGTGCTGGAAGCGAAAGTGGCTACACGGGAATGTAAGTCTGGTGACATACGCAAATTTAACTTCCCACTATAGGGCTTTTCTGGCTGTATATTCCTTTCTTTACAGTTTTCAAGATAAAAGTCTATAGATTCCTCAAAGTCCTTACGGACCTCATCAACAGACCTACCTTCATAAAGGATTGACGCTTTTCTCATCCCTTGCACTTTGCCAAACAGACAATTGTCTTCCGGACTGTATTCTACAGAACCGGAATATCCTTTGTATTTTAAAAGTCCCATACTACTTTGTTTTAGATTGTTTATATTTCTCAATCAAATTGTTTTTCTTTATATGCTCAATTATTCCTTTTATCACATATGATTTCAAAATGCTTCCGGGATGTGGCTTATGTAAAATGAAAGGAGCTTCTTCGTCTGGTCCTATAAATTCAACACGGGAACCTGATGTAGCACCTTTGTTACTTTCCTTATATCCAAAAATCCCGAATAAACGTTTTGCTTCATCATAGGTAAAATCCTTTGGGCATGACAAAATACGTTCTATTAGTTTTTCCTTTGTACCCATAACTGTTCGTTTATGCAAAGGTACTAAAAATAGTACCAAGTACAAACAGATAATATAAAATATTGGATTTAAGGTAAGTTTTTTTGTTAAATGTGACATTTTTACAGCCACTTTTATTATATTTGCACCATAGCATCTGATGCTAATGTATCCTTTCACGTTCTCGGGTATACGTATTGTTTTATCCGGTTCCTTTTGGAAGGTATTTATTGTTGTTCAACTAATTACCGTATGAAAATGTACGGAACATGCCCATGGATGAAATAACCGCTATATTAGACAGTACCCGTCCTGTTGATAATATTATCAACGACTTAAAAGAGAAATCAGTCTATATTCCCTCATGGGATAATCTTATTAAAGACTATGAACCGACATTGCATTCGATAGTAAGTGATAACATTGGTCGGAAAGATAAGGTAAAATCTGATGGTACGGTAGAAAAAGCTTCCCGTATTTATATCGGTCTTGAAAAACTCCTTACAAAACGGATGACAGAGTTCATGTTTTCCATTCCAGTAAAACGTGTCTATCATAATATTGATGACAATGAAACTCGCCAACAAATAGCGAAAGCAATTGAGAATATATACAAGTATGCTCGTATAGACAGTGAAAACATTAAACGTGGCAACGCCTATTTTGCATCATGCGAGGTATTTACCATTTGGTATACGGTTGAAAATTCCAATTCTTTATACGGCTTTCAAAGTAAATTTAAGCTGAAATGCAAGACCTATTCCCCGATGGAGGGCGTCGGGCTGTATCCCTTGTTTGATGAGTTGGGAGATATGATTGCTATGTCTTTTGAATACAAGAAGAAAGTCAAGGATGAAGAAATTGCTTTTTTTGAAACATATACTTATAACATCCATTACAAGTGGAAACAGCAAGGATCTGGATGGGAACAAATCAAAGCGGAACCAATAACGATATTGAAGATCCCCGGTGTTTATATTTATCGTCCAGTTCCTATTTATCATGGTTTGTCTTATTTGCGTAATGAGATAGAATATACCCTTTCACGCAATAGTGATGTAATAGCATATAATTCAGCTCCAATTCTTAAAATAGCCGGTGATATAAAAGGAGGAGAGGATAAAGGAGAAAGCCGTAGGGTTTACCGTGTAGAACAAAATGGTGATGTGTCTTATGTTTCATGGTCTCAGGCTATCGAAGCTTTGAAATACCATGTAAACACTCTGACCAATATGTTCTGGTCTCAATCGCAAATGCCGGATATATCATTCGAGAACATGAAATCACTTGGCAATATAGGATTTGATGCCCGTCAAACGTTACTTACTGATGCTCATCTGAAAGTAGGTGATGAAAGTGGTGCATGGATAGAAGCTTTTGAACGTGAATGCAGCGTAATCAAGGCTTTCTTGAAAAGCATGAATACATCATGGGAAAAGGAGATTGACAATGTAGAAGTTGAACATGTAATTACTCCATTTATTCAAATGGACGAAGATGCAATGACTGATAGGCTTATAAAACAGAATGGTGGCAAGGCAATCAAGAGTCAGTTGCAAACTATTAGAGAGGCTGGCTCTAATAATCCGGAGGCAACTTTGGAGCAGATACAGAAAGAAGATGCTGCCATCTCTCAAAATAGAATAAATAATTTGTTTGAAACAGGAACAGAATAATAACATTTTTAATAATTATCAAAATGGAAGATATTTCATTCAGTGAAAAAAATGGGATGTATGTAGCCGATTTTGTATCAAAGGGCAAATGCGTGATTCAGATTGACAATGGTACTGCAGAAAACTTGATATTCTACTGGCACATGCCAGACATGGAACCAAGTTATTATGACCAATTGGACTTTGACTGTCGAAAACGGGTATTCGATTTGGATGTGCCTGCCGGGATGATGATACGTATCATCAGTAAGACGCAGGTTAATGCGGCAAAAATGGTAGCCGTGCAACCGGAAGGCGGAAGTGGAGGTCAAACAGTTACCGGTGCTACTGCAAGTGTGGATGCTAATACAGGAATGCCCGAAGTTTCCGTTGCCTTGCAGGAGGGCAATTTGAATTTTACTTTCAAGAATCTAAAAGGTGAGACTGGCGCAAAAGGGGCTGACGGGAAAAATGGTAAGGATGGAACTAACGGAGAGAAAGGTAAAACAGGCGCAAAAATCACATCTATTGAATTGAGTATTACAGGAACAACCATTACAGGTACGGCACATTTGGATGATGATAGCACTGCTTCTATTATCGGTACATATACTCCTGGAGAATAATTAAATTACTACAGATATATGAAAAAGTACATTGGAACAAAACAGATTGAAGCAGAACCTATGACAAGAGGTGATGCGTGGGGAAAACATCTTCTTAGAGAAAAACCGTCAACGGAAAATTTTGATGATGAGGGCTATCATGTACGTTATGAAGATGGGTATGAAAGCTGGAGCCCTAAAGATACGTTTGAAAAGGCGTATAATATTGCCGAAACACCAGTTGACCGTATGCAGATAGAAGCCGAAGAACTCAATGGAAGATATGTAAAGTTGGCCGCTTTCATAGATTCAGGGAAAATGGATGAAGTAGTTAATGATATATACAACAAGTGTTTACTGGAAATGCAGTGCTATACTATGTTTGACTATATACGGCTTCTTGATACTCGCATACAGCGTATGCAAGGTTCTGATGGTGCTAAAGTAATAAAGATGAATTTTGGTATGGCTATTATGGCTCTCAAAGCAGGTTATCCACTTCGTAGAAGTGGTTGGAACCGGAAAGGATTAATGGTATTTAAGCAAGTGCCTGCGCATATCGAAAGCGACATTATCCCCAAGATGCAATCTCTTCCGCAATCAGCAAAAGACCTTATTCTGAAAGGTAAGGGTTTCATTGACTATACTAGTCAATGCCTTATTTACAATGAGAACACCGGGCGTGCTGATTCATGGGTTCCGTCTATTAGCGATGTGTTTGCCGATGATTGGGAGATTGTTCAATAGACTATCTGCCACGTGTAGAAAATGTAACGGGTGCGTTGGATGTCTGTAACGTTGGCGCACCTTGCTAAATAAGTAAATAACATGAAAGTACCAATAGATAATATGACTTTCGCTGAAAGCGAATATCTCCGTGGGAACAAGATCTGGAAAGCCCGGACACTTTATGATTTTGCGAAAGCAAAGGAATACCCAGTACGTGATATGCCACTGTGGAATATAGACCTGACTGTTGAGCCATTTGAGTGCAGCCAGCTTCATAGCTTCATCTTTCAATGCAAACGTGTTCGTGATTGTTCTTTAGACTACCCTATTATATTGGATGAAGTAGGACAAATAGCAGATGGGTACCATAGATTATGCAAGGCTATTTTAGAAGGTAGAAAAACGATCAAGGCTATCAGACTGCTGGAGATGCCCGCCCCTGACAGGATTGAGGAATAAACATCATGGCAAAAAAGACGACACCTTCCAACATGTCCTCATACCGTTGCAGGGATTGTGCACATTCATATGACCGGCACGAGAAGAACTTGAAAGGTGAGTTCTTCATGTGCCGTTGCCCGTTTTTTACTTCCAGTCGCTTTCTTAATCGTGACGTATGTGACAAGTTCAAGACAAAAATGAGCCAATCTTAAAAATAGAACAACCTTTTTTGTCTTACCCCCGTATTTTTTTTGACTATCTCAGAAAACAGATTAAAAACAGACCAATATGTCAAAGCCTAAGATTCCGAATCAGAAAAAGAAATATCAGGAACTCAACAGCCGGCTAAACAGATATGTTGCTCTTGTTGAGCAAATATATGATACTCTTAATTTGGAAGCCGCTAAAGCTGTATTACGCACTGATTATTCATCTGATAGTGAAAATCCTTTTAAATGGTCTGATTACCCACAGACTAAAAAACAGATAGAGGATATACAAGCTCAATTTGTTAATCATATTCATGCGATTATCTATCGAGGTACTAGTGAAGAATGGAAGAATAGTAATGAAGTGCAAGACTTGATGGCAAATAAAGTTCTAAGGGCTTATAATGCCCAAGTTGATGGGGAAAAATACAAAGTCTTATATCAAGTAAACTCTGATGCTTTAAAAGCGTTTCAAAACCGAAGGGATAAAGGTTTCAATGTATCTGACAAACTCTGGAACCAGTCTGTTATTTACAAGAAAGAACTGGAAGATGCTATCTCATGCGCCATAGAGAAAGGATACAGTGCTGTAACTCTTAGCAAGCGCATATCTAAATACTTGCTTGATTTCCCCAGTCTGCAAAAAGATTACAAGGATAAATTCGGCACAGCCTGCAAAGCCGTAGATTGCGAATATCGTTCACTTCGTCTTGCTGCATCCGAAATAAACATGGCTTATAGAACAGCCGAAAACGAGCGTTGGAAACAGATGGACTTCGTGGTAGGGTACGAAATCAAGTTGAGTAACACTCATCCGAAACACGATATTTGCGACATGCTTGCGGGTAAATATCCAAAGGACTTTGTTTGGAGTGGCTGGCATCCGCTAGACAGGTGCTATAAGATACCCATCCTCAAAACCGAAGAAGAGTTTTGGGACTGGGATGGACGGAGCGATGTTTCTACAGAAAGTATAAATGAAATAAAGAATGTTCCTGACAAATTCAAAAAATGGGTAATTGAAAACCAACAAAAGATAGAAAAAGCCCGGAAAAGAAACACCTTACCTTATTTTTTGAGAGATAACAAATCAATTATTCAGAATATAAATACCGAGAATTCAGCTAAAGAGATTACCAATCGTGCTTCTTTAGTCGGGAATGAGGTACAAAGTCTGGCAGAATCCATAGCCCAAAAGAATAACGGATTTGTAACTCCAGTCAATTACAAAAGCGTTTCATCAATAATAAGAAAGGTGACAACGGAGGGTATAACTCCATACGATATAAAAGACGCGGTCAGGACGACAATTATAGTTCCAAAATCACGAATAGAACAGGTTTTGAACGAGTTGTTTGGAAGCGAGCCGTTTGTGCGGCTGAAAAGACAAAGGCCGGAATCATTTATGGGATATAGCGGAAACATTGTAAACATCAAAACCTCGGGTGGACTTACGGCAGAAATACAAGTCAATACGGAACGCATGATTTATGCCAAAGAAAAACCAGAAGACGCAAAAAGAATTCTTGGAGAAAAACGTTGGAAAGAAATACAGGAGCAAACAGGTATGGAAGGTGGATTAGGACATAAATATTATGAAGAATGGCGAGTATTAGACAAAGCTGATAAAAAAGCGCAAAAAATAGCTGAAAAATCAATCGAATATTATAGTCATTTCCAATAAAAATCACTATCTTTACATATAAAAATGAACCAAAAGGAATTATATAACAAATTACAGTCAGGCGAAACGGTCTATTTGCTGGACGATTTTGAAGCCGTTATCCGTTTATATCTCGATAACGATCAAACAAAATCATATATAAAACATCATGGACGTAATGAGATGGAAATTCCGCAATCCAATGAGACTGTTTGTGATATAATTCTTGGAGGAAAAGAAATTTCAAAATCAGAATATGACAAATACTAGTACTTTATTAGAAAAAGCTCTTCAAATAGCAACAGACGCGCATATTTATCAAGTTGACAAAGCTGGAGCACCTTATATTTTCCATCCTATCCGTGTTTCAAACAGATGCTCTACTGATGAAGAAAGAATTGTTGCTTTGTTGCACGATACGATAGAAGATACTGAAGTTACTGCTGAATATTTACTAATGGAAGGCTTTCCTCGTAATATCGTTGATGCCATTCTTTCTGTCACCCGCAACAAAGATGAAAGCTATGAAGATTTTATCAAGCGTTCCCGCTTTAATCCGATTGGAAGACAAGTAAAGTTACACGATTTAGAAGATAATATGGACATTACCCGACTGGAGCAAATTACAGAGAGCGATTTATCAAGGCTGAATAAATATCTAAAGGCTTATAAGTATCTCAAAGAATAACTATTGATGTACAATTACATTCAGTTTCACGGCACGGAGTACAAGATTACTTTCGTGCCGTGCGTTTTATTATAATAGTTTAACACATAAAAGTGACTTTAAAAGCGTCACTTTTCGTATATTTGCATAAAGCATGTGAAGTTACATGCAACCGAACTTGTCGTGAATACATTCATTGCTCTTAATGTATTGGTTAAGAAGGTTGACGGTCTGCTTGCATGTAATGTTTTGCAGGCCGTTTTTATTAATTAAAACATTGTACAATGGATAGAAAACAACAGGTTTTGTTGAAATTGAAACCGAAAGTGAAGGCGTTCGGGTTCAATAAAAAAGAGGTGATGGGTATCGCTGCTAGAATTGCCGATAACCTAACCTCCACAGATGATGCCTCCGATGAGGACGTAAACGCAGAAATTGAAGCAGCTATTGATGCGGTTCTCCCCTACCTGCAAGTCAGCCAGTCTTTTGCAAACCGAGTAATCGAAGAAAACCGCAAAAAGAATGACGATGACGAAACCGATGGCGACGATGATACATCATCGAATACTTCAAACAATCGCCAGACGGGTTCAAATAAAAATGATCCTCAACAAAATAAAAAGAATGATGATGCTCCGGCATGGGCAAAAGGATTGCTTGATAAGGTTGATACACTTACCAATGAAATTTCGGTATTGAAAGGTGAAAAAGTCACTACATCAAGAAAATCCAAACTCAATGAGTTGCTCAAAGATTCGGGTTCTTTCGGCAGTCGTATCTTGAAAAGTTTCGACCGCATGAAGTTTGAAACCGATGAGGAGTTTGACGAGTTTTATTCGGAAGTTGAGGAAGACCTGAAAAACTACAACCAAGAGCGTGCGGATGCTGGTTTGGCTACATTGACAAATCCTCCTGTTGCTGGTGGTAAGGGTTCAGGAAAACAAGACGAGCCATTTAGCGATGCAGAAATAGACGCTTTGGCTGATTTGTAAAACTAAAAAATGAATTTAACATGAGCGTAGTAGATGTAGGAACAATTGAATCGTTCGGGTTTGGCAACGACCCGATAGTCATTCGCAAATACATTGCTGGGATTCAAGGCGGCAAAGTATTGGATGTAAGTGGTTTCAAAGGAGAATATATACGTGCCGGACACGTAATTATCCACAATACGGAAAATGACACATATAAGCCTATGCCAGTAAATTCTGCCGGGGATGCTTATGAAAGTTTGCCGGGTAGTCATGAATACGTAGGTGTATGTGTCGCAACCAAATCCGTGAAAGAGCCGTTCGTGTCGATTATGCACACCGGAGTCGTGAATGATGTGGCAAGCCCTTATCCGCTTGACACCATCAAGGTGGCTTTGAAGACGGCAATCCCGACCCTTGTTTTTGAACACGACTAAAAAAGGAGGTAACTTATGAATGAATCATTATTCGCGAAATATGTCGCCAAGTTTTTCCCGAAATTGCAGCGGCTTATTGAGAAGGTAAACGGTAAGAGAAACAAGAATCTTACTTACCTGCACAAAGGTGAGAACGCTATGCTCCGTACAGAGTTCTCACCGGACAACAAATGGGAGAGCACGTCCGTGAATACGACTTATGTCGCAGCGGATTTCGTTGCGGTAGACTCGGAGCTGCCAATCAAGTCCCGTGACAGCATCGCTTCCGCCAACGGGAAGCTACCCAAAATCGGAATGTCGAAAATCCTGAAGGAGTCCGACATCAACAACATCAATGTCATGGAGGCGCAGGGAGGCAATGCCCAGCTTATCGTCAAGAAGCTGTCGGACGATCCCGTTGCATGTTCCGTCGGCATAGACGAGCGCAACGAATACAACTTCCTGTTTGCGCTGTCCAACGGGTATGTCGCAATCAAGGACGAAGACAATCCGAACGCATTGTTGAGACTGAATTTCAACTATCTCTCGGCAAACTCCTTTGGGGCAACTGTCAAAAATGAGATTTCTCTTGAAGACATCAAGCGTGTGATTGCAAAGGCAGATGCAGACGGAAACACGATTATCCAAATCTGCATTGCCAAGTCCATGTTCGACAAACTTCGTCAGACTCAAGGTGCAAAAGAATTGGTCGCAAATTACAACGGACAGTCATTTACGGCTGAAACCACCCTGCCAACTCCTACGGCAACGAAGTTCAACGAAGCCTTTGCCGACGACAACAACGGTATCACCTTCAAGGTGATAGACCGCTCTGTTGTCATTGAGCAGGACGGAAAGAAAACCTCCGTGAAGCCGTGGAACGCAAACCGTCTCGTCTTCATCTGCAACGAGGTTGTCGGTACTCTGGTCTACGGACGTCTAGCGGAACAGACTAATCCTGTGAAGAACGTAACCTACCAGTTGGTGGATACGTACAAGCTGATTTCCAAGTATTCGCTTGTAAACCCGTTGCGCGAGATTACTTCTAGCCAGTCTTTTGTCGCTCCTATCATCGAGGATGTAGACCAGATTTATGTCTATGATGTTTCGGAAGCTCAAGTTGTTGACACATCATCTGAAAGCTCTGACTCAAGTGATGTGAAAATTACTATTTGGGGAAATACTTACAAGAAGCCGGAGTTTGTCAAGGAATTCAATAAAATAACAGGCAAAAATCTAGCTTCAACTATTGCAGATGACAAGCTGATTGCCGCCGTGAACAGGCTGAATGACTTTGACGAAGCGAAATTGAAATCCGCAGTTGAATCCCATAAATCAGAATAAGCCATGAAGACAATACAGCAAGCTCTCATAGACGAAATACACTATCCGATTTCTATTGGGTTTGTAGAGAATGTGATGATTAAACGTAATCTCAATGGCGATGATGAGTTTGATTGCGACATAGATCATTCCAACGAATATCAAGGGGCTTTAGCTGATTGTCTTTGGTCTTTGGTTCAAGCTATCAATTTCTCTGAAGCGGACAAGTCCTTCGGGGCTTTGTCCGATAAAGACAAGGAACGGATACTTTTACGTGTTAACTCCATTTACAAGACTATTGGTGAACCTTTAGTAGAACTGGAGGCAAAACCAACGGTATATGTAGGTGATTGTTTGTTGTAGAATGGCAATATTGAATAGAAAACCCCACCGTTTGTCATATCTTGTATCCGGTTCTGGATATGATGACGAAAATGGCGATTATCATCCCGGTTCCTCTGAATGGAAAGGCGCGATACCTTGTGATGCCGTACCTGCTGGAAAAGCGGAACAAAGAGAGTTTGAGGATGGTGTTGTAAGAAGCTATTCATACACTGTTTATCTTCCAAGTGATTGTCATACGTTTACTATTGGAGACAGGGTTAAGATTAATCTTATCGGAGAAATTGAAAGAGAATTTGAAGTGAAAGGTTTTCATCGTTACCAGCTTCAGTGTAAAATTTGGGTTTAGGATATGGGTATAAGAATGGCTACCAAACTTGATGAAATTCATAATACACTTATGAAGGAGTCACAACGGGTTGAAAGACTAACAATACGCGCTTTGTCGTATCTCGGTGAACAATGTGTGACTAGAGTACGCGACAGGGAAGGTGATAAAAGTTGGTATGACCGGTCCGGTAATCTTCGTAGTTCGGTAGGTTATGTAATATCCCATAATGGTAATATTGTCCAATACTCAGACTTTAACCAAGTAAAGCAAGGTTCAGAAGGCGTAAAAGTTGGAAAAGATCTAGCTGAGGAAATCGTAAAAAGATATTCTAATGACTATGTGCTTGTTATAGTTGCCGGAATGAACTATGCTGAATACGTGGAAGCGATGGATAACAAGGATGTGCTTGCATCAACGGAATTATGGTCAATAGACCAAGTTCCCAAGATGCTTGAAAAATTAAAGAGACAGATTGCCAAATGATGAAATCAGATATTGATATTGCAAAGTTCGTTTATCACAAGATTAAAGGTAGTAGCCTTGAAAGTGATATTACTGGAAAATTGAGTGACAGGGGAAGACCTAACAAGTCAGACAGAGAGGATATTGTTATATCTGTTCTTGCTAATGAAGGATGCGGTCAGATTCAGCGGGCTTATGTGAATGTCAATGTTTATGTTAGGGACCAATGGAATGCTAGAACAAAGGCATGGGAAAAGAATACCCAACGTGTCGGTGAATTATGCGAATTATGCAAGTTCCTTTTTTTTATACGGAAAGATGAGTATCATACTGTGCCTTCGAAATGCAGTCAGAAAACCAATCCAACAGGTGTTTCTTTTGAGGATGGACACACGGAACATTTCATCAACAACAAACTGTATATTGAAATAAATAACGAATAAGTATTAACTATATTAAGCAATATAGAACTATGGCAGTAATTGGATGGGGTAAGCCCCGTATTTTTATTAAAGACCTTGATGCAGTATCACCTGCATGGGAAGAGTTGCCTACTCCGGTAGAGGATTCCACACAGCTGACAACGACAAAAGGTGACAAGAAAGAAGCAAAGATTGAAGGAGGAGAGAATGAGGATGTTAAGTATGGGAAAAACACCTATGCTCTTACTTTCAATATTCGTGCCGCAAAAGGGCGTAAGCGTCCTATTAGTGATAGTGATGGAGTGGTAGCACATAATTATGCTGTTGCTTTACAGCCGGAAGATCCTGATGTTCAGGGATTCTGTATGGAGAAAACTACCGTTTCTGTTGAGGATTCATTTACAGCGGCAGATGGTGGTATTTGGGCGTATACTTTTGATGCCTTGAAGCCGGGTTCGGACAAAAAACAGATTCAATGGGGCAAGATTATAACAACGCCTACTTCTGGTAAGCCGACTAAGATTGAATGTGATCCGGAAGACGAATCCGGAGATGGAGATAAATTTGAAGTTGCTCCCAATCCCGGTGGGTAATAAGTTTTTGATAGGTAATGCCAAGCGTGGGGGCTTTGTACTCACGTGTTTTGCGGAAATGGTGTAATGGATGCACACATATCAACCAGATATGAGGTCACAGTCCGAATCTGTGTTTCCGCTCGATTTTGAGAATTTGATTTGTTGTTCATATGTCTTTTCATGCCGGTTGTCTGTGAAGATATCCGGCATTAATTAAAAAAAAACAAGAACCGTTATGTTAGAAGATGGGAAACTTATAGACATGGACATTGCGGATACTATAATTGAACGTCCGCATGGTTTTAAAGTAAATCAACGTCAGTTTTATCTATATCCGGTTACTCTTGGAAAAACATACCTAATATCAAGGCTTGTGGAGTGTCTTGGCATAAATCTGGAAATTATCAAGGCTAATCCGTATATGGAAGCGTTGAGACTGTGTCAGGAAAAAAAAGAAAGCGTGTGCCGTGTTTTGTCCTATCATACCATCAATAAGAAAGAAGAATTGTTTGATTATGATTTTGTACAAGAAAGATGTAATTTCTTCTATAAAGAAATAGATAATGACAGTATGGCACAACTATTGGTTATGGTATTGTCAGAAGGAGACATATCAGCATATATAAAATACCTTGGAATAGATAAGGAAAAAGAATGGCAAGCAAAAGCCATGAGAGCCAAGAAGGATAATAATTCTCTTACATTTGGTGGCAAAAGTATATATGGCACATTGATAGATACAGCTTGTCAACGGTACGGATGGACTTTTGAATATGTTGTCTGGGGGATTAGCTATGCCAATTTGCAATTGCTTCTTGCCGATTCCGTAACGTCCATATATTTGTCTGAGGAGGAACGTAAGCGAATTAACATACCTCAAGACCGTAATGTAATCAATGCCGATGATCCTGAGAATATGGCAAAAATTAAAGCTATGAAATGGGATTGAATACGACAAATAGAACAGTATGAAAAATAAAAGGCAAAAAAATTACGGGGGTTATACAAAAACTCCCGTATTTTATCGGTGAAATAGAACAATGCCATAGTTCAAAACTATGATCATGTGTATTTATTTTATATTTCGATTTTATCGAAACTATCTATAGAACCATTGGCAGAGAAATGCAATTCCCAGCATATCACCTCATTGTAGTTTGTTGACCAACCTCCAATACTAGGAACTTGAATTGAGTTGTTTCTTAGAACTTGATGATACATTTTATTTCCGATATAGATATAGAAAAAATTTAAAGGATATTTTGCGGCACTACCTTTTGTTGCTGATTTTACCCCAGCATTAAAGGAATTAAATGTTCTTGTGACATTTCCAAAGTAAGAAGAATATGATGTAATTGATTTACCTGCCAATGTATTGCTTTTTGATACTATAGACCCGTTTGACTTTGTAAAAGTCATGTCTTTACTATTAGTTTTTCCATACAGGTCGGTATATGAAACTTGCACCTTCATTTCTGTCTTAGATATGTTCTTAATAGTATAGACTGTTTTTCTATTAAAGTAATTATTTGAACATGAAACCTCGTTTTCTGTTTGTTTATAGTCGCCGCTATCAATAAACTCATCTGCTATGTATGCGGAATAAAATTTATCTTCTCCAAATGAAACAAAATAATTTCCACTTTCCCAAGTTCCAACAATGGAAGATAAAGGTGGGTTTCCATTTCCTGTCTCTCCATCTTTCTGTATTTCATTGTCATCTGAACAAGCTGTAAAAAAAAACATAGGCAACATTGCCATAAAAAATAAAATTCTCTTCATAATATACGCTTTTAATTATTATTTTTCCATTGCTAATTTTAATGCTTCTTCAAGTCTGTCTGCATATTTGAATATATCATCCACGTTGTCTATCTGAATCCATTCACAGCTTTTATATTTGTCTGTCGGTATTCCTATTTGCTTTTTTCTTGCTCCGATAGAGACACGGCATATCCAGTACCATTGGCTGTTATCAATATTTACAACGAAGTAGCTTTTATAGTCTTTATAGGTTATACGTGCCACATCCACGCTTTTTCTTAAAATACTCCTTACGATGTTATAGGCATCTAATTCCTCTTGTGTCGTTACGACACCGGATTCTTTATCCATATATACAACCCCGTCCGGGAGTTTCTCTTCTGTGTTTTCTATGGAAGTATTTATGGATGTATTTTCTTGCGTATGGAGTGAATCGGATGTCTGCTCGCTGTTTTTTATAGCTGTATTTAGTCTATCTGAAATAATATCATTAATAACAGATGTGATAGATTTCTTAACGAGTGGAGTAAACATATCTATCACCTTTGATGTGATTTGCCCTGAAGTGTAGGCTTGACGTGCAAAGAACCGAACAAATTCTGCTGTCGGTGATGCAAATTCGTTATTCAATATCGATTTTATTTCTGTTGTGTATTTCAACTCGTTTGCCGTACTTAGAACATCCTCTTCATTGTAATATGACTTATGGAATTTCTTTAGTTGTTCTATATCCGCATCTGATAAATCAAGCATGTTCACGACAAGAAACGGTTTCTCATCCATTATGTTTATTTTCTCCAAGTCGGTGTAAAATCTATACTCTATTCCATTTGTAAGCACACCAAAACGCGCTTTTGACGCTACAAAATATTTTTGTAGTTGGGTGTCATGCAGGTTTAGGTCTTGCTTGCAGTGTTTGCATTCTATAAGAAGTATAGGATTTTCATCCTTCATTATGGCATAATCGATTTTTTCTCCTTTTTTCTTTATTAAGTCACAATCCATTTCAGGCACGACCTCAAAAGGGTTAAAAACATCGTATCCTAAGGCTGCAATCATTGGCATTATAAATGCGTTTTTTGTAGCTTCTTCTGTAGCTATCTTGTCTTTTTGTTTTTTTATATTATCAGATAGCTGTACAACTTGATCTTTAAAATCCATTGCTCTGCTTTTTACTTTGTAACATTATACAAATGTAATTTATATAATAATATAAACAAAATTAAAGATGGGAAAATAAACCGTTGAATATATTTTGTATGTTTTGTGGCTCTAACTATGTCATTTTATTGTTATATTTGCAATGCCGTGTGATGTTGCACGGAACTATTTCTATCGAAAATACCTATGGCTGGAATACATTTTGACATTACAGGTGATAATTCTAATTTCTTACGTAGACTTCGTGAAGTAGAGAATGGTGTAAAAAACACGTCCAAGCAAATAGAGCAAAGCGGTTTAGGTATTGAAGAACTGTTTAACCGTATGACTAGAGCTGCCGCAGCATTCGGAGCTGGTTTTACTGCAAAAGAATTAATTTCAAATATTGCACAAGTCCGAGGAGAGTTCCAACAATTGGAAGTTGCATTTAAGACAATGCTTGGCAGTGAGGATAAGGCGAATGCCCTCATGCAGCAATTGGTAAAAACGGCTGCTACCACTCCTTTTGACCTTCAAGGCGTAGCAAATGGAGCTAAACAACTTCTTGCTTACGGTGAAAACGTTGAGAATGTTAATGATGATTTGATACGTCTTGGTAATATTGCGGCAGGTCTATCACAGCCTCTAGGAGATCTCGTTTATCTTTATGGTACTACCATGACGCAAGGCCGGTTATATACCGCAGATTTAAATCAATTTACTGGTCGTGGTATTCCTATGATTCGCGAATTAGCAAAAGTATTCGGAGTAGCAGAAGGAGAAGTAAAAAGTTTAGTTGAAGAAGGAAAAGTCGGTTTTCCGGAAGTGCAGAAAGTTATCCAGAATCTTACAAACGAAGGTGGAATGTTCTTTAATCTGATGCAGGAACAATCCAAAACAATTACTGGGCAAATAAGCAATATAGAAGATTCTATCTCCACAATGTTCAATGAAATAGGAAAAGCCAACGAGGGAATTATAAACGAAGCTCTATCCGGTGTTTCTTATTTGGTTGAAAATTATGAGAAAGTAGGGAAAATCCTTATTAGTCTTGTAGCAACTTATGGCGCATATAAAGTGGCTGTGATGACAGTCACGGCTTTACAAGCTTTACAAGCTTCAGGTATTGCCGCCCTAACTGTTGCCGAACGTGCCCACTACGGATGGTTGGTTTTGCAGACAACGGCACAAAAAGCATTGAACGCTGTCATGCTTACTAATCCATATGTTTTGTTGGCTACTGCTGTGGTGGGGCTTGGAGCTGCCATGTGGTCGTTATCCGATAATACAACGTCAGCAGAACGTGCTTTAGATTCATATAACAAGAAAATAGAAAAGCTCAACACGGACGAGGAAGAAAGGAAACGTACTTTGGAGGATCTTGTTAGTACCATTAATAGCGAGGTGGAAGCCGATACTACTAAACTCAAAGCCCTGAAAGACATTGAGGAACTATATCCGGCACTCTTTAGGAAATATGTTGATGAGAAAGGTCATATACAAGATTTGACAGGTTTTTGGAAAGCATATAATGAAGAGGTCGTAAAATCCAGAACACAGTCAAAACAGGCTATAGTCGAATCTTTGGAACAACAGGTAAAGAGTGCGGAATGGGCTTATAATTTAGCTAAAAGGGAAAACAACCGTTCCGAAATGAAGGTCCAAGCGCAGCGTATCGAAGACCTGAAAAATGAATTAGCAAACGCAAGGAAAGATGTCTTGTCGGAAATCAATGCCCAATTAGAAGTTGAGAACAGACAGGAAACAAAAGAAACTACATATCAGGAAGATTTGGCAAATGCTAAAGCCGAATGGGAGAAAGCGAAAAAAGGGTATGAAGCATTAATCAAAGATCAGACGGCTACATCGAAACAGGTGAAAGAAGCCAAAGATAAGATGGAGGCATCCGAAAAGACATACAAGGAGCTGGGCGGAGTAACTGGAAGCGAATTAACCAGACAGAAAAATCTAGCAAAAAAGCAAAAGGAAAACCAAGAAAAGCTGGATGGGCAACTTCTTTCACTTCGCCGTCAGAATCAGCAAGATGAAATCAACCTGATGAAAGAAGGCACGGAAAAGAAACTAGCTCAAGTAAACGCTGATTTTGAATTTCAAAAGCAAGCCATTGAAAAGCAGATGGCAGAACTTGCCAAAGTAAATAAGGAAGCTGGAAACACGAACATAAATTCCAATGGTCTAACCGCAGAGCAACAGACGGAGATTGATAAAGCAAATGCTCTGAATGTTGAATCACGCAAGAAAGCTGAAGAAGAGGTGTACCGTGCCGAAGCAGAGGCTATGCGTGACTATCTGAAAGAATATGGTACATTTCAACAACAGAAACTTGCTATAGCCGAAGAATACGCCGAAAAGATACGCAATGCACAGAGCGAAAGCGAAAGACTGTCTTTGGAAAGACAGAAGGATTCTGCCGTTCATCAAGTTGATATGAGTGCTTTGTCGCAGAAAATTGACTGGGGGGCTGCTTTCGGGGATTTGACAGGATTGCTTGGTGAACAGATGAAAGATCTTCTACGTGAGTTAAAAGTATATGTAAAGACTGACAAATTCAAGGAATCAGATGAAACCGACAAGAAGACTGTTTATGATGCCATTGAAAGGATTGAAGGAATGCTCCCCGGTGGAGATGGTACCCTTAACTTCAAGCAGCTTCAAGAACAGATGGTTCAACTCGGTAATGCTGTGACAAAGGTAAGGGATGCGGAAGTGCAACAAAATCTTGCATACGCTAACTTGAAAAAGGCGCAGGAAGATTATGAAAAGGCCGTGAAAGATGGTAATGAAGCTGAAATTCAGAAGAAAAAATTAGCTGTTGACATTGCCAAGTCTGGAGTGACCGCCGCCGATTCAAATTACAGAGATGCAACAAACGAATTGCAAAATCTTGGTGAGGGTGTGAAGAAATCCTCAAAAGATACCATCGAGGGATTGAACGCAGTGGCAAGCGGATTGCACGGCTTTGCAAGCGGAACTCTGAAAGGTTCTTTTGAGGGGATTCAAAATATGCTTGACGGGCTGTCAAAATTGAATATCGGAGGTAAGATTGGCAGTGCCGTTGGGAAAATATCAGAAACACTTTCAAGTGCAGGGGTTATAGGACAAATTATTTCTGCTATACTTTCTATTCTTGATATATTGAAAGATGGCATAGGTTCTCTCGTTTCTTCAATCATAGATACAGTTCTTAACGCAGTAGATGGAATTTTGGATAATATTCTTAGTGGGGACATATTTGTTCAGATATTCAGTTCTATTAAGAACGGTATAGGTAATATCCTTAATACAGTAACTTTCGGTGGGTTTAATTCTTTGTTTGGTATTGGCGGTAATAAAAAAGAGGTTGAAGAAGCTATTAACAGGTTGACAGACCGTAACGAGACGTTACAAACTGCCATTGAAGACTTGACTGACGAAATGAAGGCAAGCAAGGGAACGCAGTCTGTTGCCGCATACCGGGATGCTTATAAGTATCAAAAAGAAACTATTGATAATTACAAGCGTATAGCGCAGGAACAAGCACGTTATTATGGTTCTCATCATAGCTGGAATTACTATTGGGGCGGTTTTTCTCAGGAACAGATAGACCGTCTGAGTGGCAAGATTGGCCGTGATTGGAATGGTGATATCTGGAATCTTACCCCAGAAGAAATGAAAATGCTTCGTGAGACAGTCGATATGTGGGAAACCATCCAGAATACCGGCAAAGGTGGATACGGTGACCGTCTGACTGATAAGTTGAATGACTATATTGATCAAGCTGGTACGTTGGAAGAACTGACGAATGAACTTTACGAGGGTCTGACTGGAATGTCATTTGATTCTATGTATGATAGTTTTGTTGACAATCTTATGGATATGAAATACGATGCGAAGGCAGCATCGGAAGATATATCAGAATACTTCATGCGTGCCATGCTTTCCAATAAGATTGGTGAGTTATACAGCGAAAAGTTGGAGGATTGGTGGAAAAAGTTTGGTGCCAGCATGGAGGATAACGAGCTGACCGAAGAGGAAAGGAAAGCCTTGCAAGATGAATATATGCAGTATGTGGAAGAAGCCATGCAACTGCGTGATGAACTTGCTGCCGCAACCGGATATGACAAGATTTCACAAGAAGCAGCTTCCCAATCTGCAAGCAGCAAAGGTTTCCAAACCATGTCTCAAGATACCGGAGAGGAATTGAATGGACGTTTTACTGCCTTGCAGGTTTCAAATGAGGAAATAAAGAGCCAGATGATAAATGTTGTTGTCGGCATAGGATCTTTGGTTTCTATTTCAACGGAGGGTAATGCTACGTTAGGTAATATCTTGAATCAGCATGTGATTACTAACGGTTATTTGGAGGATATCGTAAAATACACAAAGCCTATCCTTGAATTAGGATCGAAATTAGATAAAATAGTAGATAATACTAAAAATATGTAACATGGAAGGAGAATTTTATATAAATGATAAGGATGCTTATACCACATGGGGAATAAGTATGGATACTTCTTCTTTGTCGGCGTTAATGGCACCACCACCGATGAAAGAATTTATAGAAAACAAGTCACGTCTGGAAAACGGTAAGCGAGTTATAACTTCAAATTCTAAGATTGACGAAAGGAATATTACACTTACATTTAATCTTACGGCTAAAAGCGAAGATCAGTTTTTCACTAGATATAATTCTTTTTGTGAAGAACTCGCCACTGGGGTATTGCATATCAGAAGCAAATATCAGCCAAATGTTGTGTATAAGACAATTTATTTGTCATGTAACCAATTTACACAGTTTATGAGGGGAATCGCTAGTTTTTCCTTAAAATTAGTGGAGCCTAATCCTGCGGATAGGACAACGTGATTTTTTCTTTAAATACAATTGCTATCATGTAATTTATTTGTATATTTGCTACATAACATTGTATGAAGCTATACAATACTCGTATGGGACTAATAGACATTAAAAACATATCAGGAGATATTCGTTTCTCCACAGACTTCAACGTCGGTTCGATAGGTCGTTATTCATTGGGTAAGGAGGATTACATTACTCTTCCTTTTAACGTCCTAACTCCTATTAATTTTAAGATGGGTGATTATGTGGACTTGTCGGGGATATTAGATGAATCCCTAGGTGGTAAATTCGCAAAGATATATGAAGTTGTAGATTTGCCGACACCTACTTATGACCAGTCTACGGGCGGCTATAATTACGAGTTGCGTCTTGATGCTTACTATTGGAAATGGAAAAATAAGAAATTCAAGTACACGCCGGAGGTGGCAGGTCAGGAAGCGTCTTGGAACCTTACTGCCTCATTAGATATGCAATTAGGTGTGTTCCTCCGAAACTTACAAGCTCTTGGTTACAAATACAGGGGGAATGATTTCGATTTTTCTATAGATTCATCAGTAGAGAATTCAGCTAAGTTGATGTCTTATGAGAATACCAACCTGCTGGATGCTCTTACTAACATGGCAGAAACGTGGAATTGTGAGTGGTGGGTAGAAGATAATATTATCCGATTTGGACGTTGTGAGAATGGAGATGCTGTTAGGATAGAGCTGGGTGTAGAAGCCCAAGAAATGCCACGCAGTGAAAGCCAAGGAACCTATGCTACACGCGTGTATGCTTTTGGATCAACAAGAAACATTCCTTCCAACTATCGGCCGGTTGATGAAACAGTAGTAGTAAATGGTGTTGTTCAAAGGCGATTGATGTTACCAGAAGGAACACCGTATATTGACGCTTATCGGTATAAGGATGGTAAAAGGGTATATATTGGTGAAGAAGGTTATGATATAGGTACGGAAATGCCGCAGGAGGAAGCTATTGAAGATATTATATTCCTTGATGAAGTATATCCACGTACTGAATGTGTTGTTGGTACGGTTGGCAGTTATACGTCTACGGTAGAAGATGAAGAAACACAAGAAACAGTAACCCAGACATTTTATTATGTAACCGATACTAGTGGGCTTGTCTTTGATGAAAGTTATATTATTGATGGAGAAGAACTTAGGTTGGTATTCCAGTCTGGTTTACTTAATGGTATGGACTTCGGTGTAACATTTCATAAGGCTGGCACGAGTTTAGGAAGCGTAACACTTGAAAGTGATGTCTATGAAATTGTTGCCAATGATGATTATGGAAGGACATTGCCCGATGAAACATTAAAACCTACTACAAGAGATAAATTCATTCTTTACGGCTGGGATAGTACGAAGATAACGGACCTTGGTCTCGTATCAAATGCCGAGCAGGAATTAAGAGACAAAACGGTGGATCGTGTAAAAAAGATGATGGTCGATGATGGTACATACAATACTACCCTTGCATCATCATGGGTAAAAGAAAACATGATCAGCCGGACATTTGACATTGGCCAAAGAATAGAGCTTGTCAATAAATCTTTTTTTGAAACTAGTCGAATATCTAGAGTTATAGGTCTTGAAATAAAGCTTGATTTACCTTACGATGCTCCTGTATATACAATCGGTGAAAGCACAGCATATTCACGAATTGGAGAACTTGAAAATAAAGTTGACAATCTTACTTATAAAGGTCAGACATACACTAATGGAGGTGGAAAAGGGGTTTATGTAATCCGTACAAATGATTCGACTGCTCCTAGCAATAGTAATGTGTTCTCTGCTTTACGCTCATTAGCAATGTTCCTCCGCAAAGATATTTCAGACACCGCCAACGGTCTGATCACTTTCTTGAAAGGTCTTTTGATTGGTAAAAACGGTAGTGGAATCACTGTACTTGAGAACGGTATGTCACAGGCTGTTGTTGATTATCTGTATGTCAAGGTCAAAGCCGTTTTTGACGAGCTTGAAGTAAAGAAGAAGACGTATGTAGGTGGCGAGCAGGTGATTTCCCATGCAGGTATGAAATGCAACCGTGTGGAGGAGTTGGATGATGTTTACCGTTGTTATTTCAAGGAAGAGGAAGACGGAATTGAGATAGAGAACCAGTTTACTCCGGGATCTCTCGCCATCGCTCAGGAGTGCAATATCAAGACAGGCGTTTCTCATCATGTCGGCAACCGCTATTACTGGCGGTTGGTCACAGCAGTGGGTGAGAACTATATAGACTTGTCCAAGACCGTATGTGATCCTAATGTCGAGAACGATGTTCCGGTGGCAGGTGATGATATCGTGGGGTTAGGTCATAAGACCGATATGACCCGACAGGCGGCGATAATTCTCTCTTCGGTGAACGAAGTTTCTCCGTCCATCATCATGTATCAGGGTATTAATGATTTTACCTTGACCGGGAAAGATGTCATTTCTTTTGATTTTGACAAATCTACCGGCAAGGCCCGGATGAAGGTGTACGGAGATACGTACATTGGCGACAAGGACCGGACCACTTACATGGAATACACTCAGGATAAAGGTGTGGATATCAAGGGTATGTTCCATATCGAGCAGGGTTCCACCGGATGGCGTAACATGGAAGGCTTGCCGGATGAGATACAGGCGGCCGCAGATCTTGCCCAAGAGGCCAAGGATGCGATAGACAATGCGGCTGTCGGAAGTGTCAATCTGTTGCGCAATTCCGGGTTTACAGGAGATTATGAGACAGAGGACCTGTCTGCCGCTACCGAGTTATCGGCGGATACCGAACTTTTTAGCAAGCAATTGGAATATTGGACGGGTGTGGCTACCGTATCTGCGGACAGTGATGCCGGCTCCGGGTACTCTGCTGCAATCGGTAGTTTGTCCCAGTCCGTATCATTAATCAAAGGGGAAAGTTATGTTATCAGTTATAAAGCAAAGGGTACGTCTGTGTCTGTTTCGTGCGGCTCTTTCAGTGTTTCTCAACCTCTCACATCCTCTTATCAAAGATATACCCATAAGATTACCTTCAATGGCAGTGGTATATTTCTCATCAGTGGTACCGCAACCGTTTGTGACCTTCAGTTAGAAAGAGGGACCATCGCTACAGACTGGAAACCGTCCATTTTGGATAACGACAAGGCAACAGCCGGTTTTCAGTCAATCAATTATATCGCCAGCGCGATCAAGGATGGTTCTGTGGATATTCTTGGTGGTCTGATTCTTGCCAATATGATCCAACTGGGTAATTACAAGAATGGCAAGTTACAGAAGGTCACCGCCGGAGTTAGCGGCATATACAATGATGATGATGATGTGGCATTCTGGGCAGGAGGAAAACTTGAACAGGCGATTCTTACCGTAATGAGGTTCCGTAATGATCCTAATTACCAGCCTACGGATGCGGAATGGGCGAACATGGCAAACTTCGTTGCCACTCATGGCGGTGATGTATTCTTGAGAGGATATATCTATGCTTTGGGCGGATATTTCCGGGGAAAAGTTGAAATAGCCAATGGCAAGATACTGTTGAATGAGGATGGTTCCGGGCAGCTTGCCAATGGGAACATCAAATGGGATGCAGATGGAAATCCTGAATTTGTCGGGAAAGTGAAGGTTTCCTCACCGTCAGGTTATGAGATAACCATATTTCCTGAAGATGAATATGGAAGACCGTCAATTGATATTCATGATGATGATGGTAATTCGCTTTTGGACATATCTCTTCAATATGGATTGAACGGTATGGTTCCCCGTATTTTTATGAATGACCCTTCCAATAGTGATGTATTGTATTTCCGCCCGGACAGTATGGTTGTCGAGCAAAAAGGAAGTGACGGTTATATATATCAGACCCAGATAATGGGAGGACGCATAATTATGGTTAAAGGTTCTGAGATTGTATGGGATCAGAACATGTTGCCCAAATAAAGTAAAGTGATATGGAACTGAATAGTATTAACAAAACAGGAACTTGGAGCGAAACGGCAGACCGTCTTAACAACAACTTTAGCAAGACTTCCACCGAAGTGGAGAAGGTCAAGCAGAACGCTATACGCAACAAGGGGTTGTTCCCTACTCTTGAATCACTGAAAGCGGCTGTTCCATCTCCTGTTGTGGGTGACTGGGCTGTTGTGGGTGACACCATACCGGGCCCTATATATCAATGCAAAACAAAGGGTACATGGAGTGCCACTGGCACGACAGGAGGTGGCGGAAGTGTTGACTTGAACGGCTACCTGACAGCCGAGGAGATAGATGATGTAACATCAATATTATAGCTATGAAAATTAATTATCAGTCCGATTTTAAAATTATAGAGAAGAACCTGAATGGAGACATATCAACTCCCTTCCGGTTTACTTACTTTAATCCGTTCAAGGGAAAGTTTATAGCCTCTTTTGATGGGCAAGAGTATGTGGGTTGCAGCCGTATGGAAGATGGCAGTCTGCTTGTCGCTTTTGACAACCCCGGCTTCTCCCCTGGTATGCTGAAGGTCAAACGGGAATACTTCATTTCTGATTCTGACTTTAGAGATGGCATCTGCAACCTTGTATCTATTGAAGATACAGGGATTGTGCTGACTACCGGGAAGACGGATGAGAGCACAGCGGAGATCATGCCCTATCCGGATTATGCCGCATACAATGCGGTGCAGAGCGTATCTCTGTCAGATCAGGAGTATGATGATGTGCTGAGTGATTTTAATAGTTAATAAATAATTACATAAAATAACAACAGCCCAAGTTCCGGCGGAACTTAGGCTAAAAACAGGAGATATTATGGTAAAAATGCATAAACTGACCAAAGGCGGACAAACCATTTACCCGGCTACTATCTATGATGCGGTGGTTAATTCCAAAACGCGTAAGAGTCTGGCTACAGAAATGTCGGGGTTGAATAAAGGAAGTGCCATTTCAACACAATTTGATACAGATTTTTCAAAAACCAGACTTGGAATTCCAAAAGAAAATAGAAGTACAGGAAAGATTTTAAGTTATAGGAATGGAGCAACTGGGGAACTCACTGTTGAAATGTATATGGGAACATCTATGGATGATCAATATTGGAGCGATGATTTATTCTGGTGCCCATTGCTGCCATCGACCAAATTTCCCTTTATCAACATCACGGCAATAACCGGCAATAATTACAACACGCCCGATGCTGCCAGGAATGCTCTGCCGAATACTTACAATAAAAAAATCGGATTGGTTTTCACTTATAGAGATTTGACAAACAGATATAGGGTATATCTGTACAATTCTGAAACGAGTAATTATATACCGCTTGATTCTTACATGTACGATTCTGTCGTGTATAATTCGAACAAATCTAATACGAGGTTGTCGATAAGCAGTATTAACCGGAGAAAAGGATTTATCTTATCGTATCAAAACGAAGACAGGTTTACAATTGAAATATATAAATCTGATAGTGTAGAGAATTCAAATTGGATAAATGACAAGAATTGGATCGAAGTATTAACCATTGACTCTCTTGAAGAGGTTAAAAACGACTTGATGACAATACGACACATGTTGCAGGATGTGTCAATCAACAAGGTATATGATGAACTTTTGCTCGCCAATAAAACAATAGACGGAGTCGGAAATATTGTAAATGGAAATGGGATTGTTATAGAAAGAATTGATATACCGGCAGGAGAAGAGTATATCTATACCAATGCATATTCGGTTTATTTTTATAGAGATAATGGCACGCTGCTTGGCACGGTTAATATGGGTGCTTCAACGGGAAAGAATATCTCAAAAAGAGAAATACCATCAGAAGCATCATATTGCAGGGCTTGGAATAATAACGCAAGAGATTTTTATTATCTGTCATTCAATGAGAATTTTATCCCGCTTGAATTCGGTATAACACAGCTTCCTGAAACTTATTTAGATAAAAATCTGATAACAAATGATAATCTTATTGATGGTTATAACAATGTAAATGGATCGTTACAGTCAAACGAAGCTTATAATACTACACGATTGATCAGAATCGTTGACAACATAACATCTGTATTTACCAATGCATTTTCAGTCGCTGTGTATGCAACAGATGGTACGTGGATTGGGTATAGGGGCAGTCAAACAAAAACCTTTAGGGAAGTGATGACAGGCGAAAAAAATTGGGAATATATAATTTTTAATTTCAACAGTGTGGACCCCCCGTTTGTCTCGTTGAATTATTACCCTTGCAACCCGCAAAATGTGAGAAATGTAAAGTTAGATAGAGATGAAATAATCAATATGGCGTATAAAGGGAAGAAATTTTGTTCATTTGGAGACTCGATCGTAGAACTGATCTCGTGGCAGAAGTATGTGTGGAAATATCTTCAATTCTCAACACATTATTGCCGAGGTATCGGAGGCTCCAAGGTTACATCCATTTCCCCAAAAACCAAGAAAGTGGACGAAAATGGCTACTATAATGCCGCTCATCCCGAAGAAGGAACTATCACTATACAGGATAATATGTGTGGTGACGGCCGAATAAATACTATTCCGACCGATACGGATGTATTAGTCATATATGCCTCCGCTAATGATATCACGGCAAATGCCCAAATCGGGGAGCTTGACGATCAGGACGAAACTCATTTAAAATACGCCTATGGGCTAATGTTGAGAAAGATTATCAAAAGATTGCCGAATGCCAAGATATTCGCTTGCATACCACATAATTTTTATAACTCTCATAATAATGCTGATTATCCTTATAAAAATAATATAGGATTAACGATACAAGATTACGGGAGTGTGATAAGAGAAGTATGTGCAATATATTCCGTCCCCGTAATTGATGTAAATGCATTAAGTGGAATATCAACGCTTAATATCACAACGTATTTGCAGGACCAGGTTCATCCAAATTCCGCAGGAGGCATGAAGATAGCTAACGTTGTTATTGATGCTTTAATTCAATATGTTCTCATGGATCTAACCAATCCTTACATCGAAGATACAAAAATGTAAAATTATGATAATTAAAAAGTTAATCACTAAAATAATGTTCCGTCTGTCTGTGGAGATACACCCAAATGCAGAATGGTAAAAGTAGAACAGAATATATGGAACTTAATACAATAAACAAAACAGGAACTTGGAGCGAAACGGCAGACCGCATCAACAGCAACTTTAGCAAGATCTCCATTGAGGTTGAAGAGATAAAGCAGAACGGCGGTGGCGGCAGTGGTGGCGGCGGTGATGTCACTAACGCTGACCATGCCACATCTGCATACACACTGGATAAGAATACGCCTGTGCTTGACTGGTTCCTTTCCGCATTGAACGATGATGATGCGCAAGGCATAATCAATTTTCTCAAAGGTCTGAAAATAGCCGGGAATCTGATAAACCGCATTGTGAAGCAGGGTGACAAGGATGTCACCTACACCGATGAGGATGTGATGAGCGCATTGCGTGTAATGACTGAGATAGAGAACAGTGCGGAGAAGCTGAAAGAGATATTCTTGCGGAAGGACGTGGCGGATTCCACTAAGTACTTGTTATCCTTACTGGGCGGAGTCTTGATTAAGAAATATGCCAAGTTCGGTGATTTCGTTACTGGTGTATCAGGTGGATACATAGACGAAAAGGGTGACATGGAAATGGGAAGCGGCGTTTTCCGTAAGCGTTTGTTTGTTCCTGAAATAGCCTATAACCGTACAACCTATTTCAAAGGACGTATGGTAAACTCCCCCGGTGGCGGTTGTACCGTATTGTCATACGTGGATAACGGCGATGGAACCTACACCATCACTCCCGATCTGACAGATGCGGACGGATTGAGCCAGTTTGTTGATGATATCCTTACCACCTATTTTGTGACTAAGAATAGCGAAGGAAAGCTGAACGGCTTTGAAGAAATGAAATTCCGGGTGACTGCCGCAGATTATACCGCCAAGAAGTTTACTGTCATTCCCCGTCCGGGGCATTCTGACTGGAAACCTGCCGAGCAGATGGTATTGGCACAAACAGGTAACTTTACGGACCCGGAACGTCAGACTTATATACTTATTGATTCAGTCAACGGAAATAACTGTATTACATTCTTTGACAATGCCAACACTTGGGACCCGGAGCCGGCGCAGATGCCTGCGTGGTTCGGCAAGAAAAAGGGCATGACCGTTAACGGAATTGATTGCGAGAAATATTCAGCCGTGTTGCAACAGGTCCTTTTGACTGGGCTTATCTTCCAGATAGATGAGATAACGGGAAACAAGGTTCGTGTACCTTTGGACAAGGGTGAATGGGTTGCAGGTAAGTACGCCTACTATGACCGGGTGTCACATAACGGGGCTTTGTGGTTGTGTGTTGATGATAACGGAACGACAACAGAACCTTCTGATGCTAATCCGGCATGGTTGAAACAAGTGGCGGAAGGGCAAAAAGGTGAACCGGGTCTGTCTGTAATAGGTGGCGGTCATTGGGAATCCTCCAAAACCCCGTACAAAGCCAATACAATGGTCACTCTTGCCAACTGTGTCTTTTTATCCAAGGTGGAAACCTCCAATCCTCCCATCAGAATATTGCGTGTAAAAGGTGGCAATTTCTTAAGGAAGAAGGACGGTGGTTACTATCTTGCCGGGAAACCTGCCGACTGGGAGGTTAACGAGGATTGGGAGATGTTGCTTGACGGGCGTGAACTGAAAGGTGAGAGTATCACCTTCCTTGGTGAATTTGCCACGGCTCCTGCCAATCCGAAAAATGGTGATTCATACCGCAACACGACTGATCGTGCTACCTACATCTATCAGGACGGAAGATGGCAGCTTATGATATCGGACGGAAAAGACGGTAAGGATTATGAGTATATCTACACAAGAGGCAATATCATAGACAATCCTCCGGCAAAACCGGACAGCCAGCAGAAGGATGATTATATCCCTGAAGGCTGGACGGATGATTTTGTAGGAGTGGACGCTGATCATCAGGTTGAATGGGGTTGCAAGCGTTTCAAGGAAAACGGTGTATGGTCAGAGTTCAGCACTCCTGCCGTGGTGCATCGCTGGAGTAAGGACGGGGAGAATGCCATCATGGCAGACTTTGATAACGAGATGGTCAATGCAGCCCTTACTTCAGATGGAAAGGTCGTATCCTCACAGACTTGGAATACAACTGTCAGTATGTGGTATGGAACGGAGAAGCTCACGCTTGACAGCATCACCTGTACACCTGACACAAATCTTCTGTGTGCGACAGACAAGAATACGGGAGTGGTGACAATATCGGTATCTGCCGGAGCTACTCTTGCTGCGACAAACACGGTGAAGATCACAATCAGGGCTACAAAGAACGGGCAGCAGTATTCCCGTGATCTGTCATTCACTGTAGCCGGGGTCCGTGGAGGTGCGGACGGTTCAGATGCCGTGCTATACAGTATAATCGTTTCTGCCACTTCTGTAAGCAAGGACAAGAATGGGAACTACAGCGTGTCTTCCGTATCATGTTACAGGCAAAAGTCAGTGGGAGGCGTGATATCCACCACAACGGACGGTACATTGAAATACAGCATAGACGGTGGAACAGAAACTACCATAAACAACAATACAGCCATATCAAGCGGAAACTTTACGAAGATATTGAAGTTTATCTTTTACGTGAATGACCAGATAGTGGATGTTGAAACCGTTCCCATGCTTTCTGACGGAAAGGATGGTGCTGACGGTGAGAGCATCACAGCCGCCGGTCATTGGGAGTCCGCCAACACTCCGTATGCGAAAAACAGTACAGTATCGTTTGCCGGAGGATCTTACTTAAGCAAGGTTCAGACTTCCAATCCGCCACTTCCGCTTCTTCGTGTGAGAGGTGGACGTTATCTAAGGAAGAAGGATGGCGGTTACATACTTGCCGGGAAGAGATCGGACAAGGCTGTCAACTCCGACTGGCAGGAAATGACTTCCGGTGTCGAACCGTCCGCTTCATACTGGCTTGACAGCCCGGTAAGCACAATAAACTTTACCAGTACGGGCACACCGTCACCGTCAGCGTTTGTCGTTACCATGAAACAGAATGTAGGCGGTAATGTGAGCGATACGAACAGGTTCTATCTTGCTGCACGCAAATACAACGGAAGCTGGCTGGCTCACGTAGGTGCTACCCTAAGCAATCAGATATCCGTTCCTGCGACAGCCGGATACACTCAGTTTGCCGTCCGGGCTTATAAATCCGCATCGGACGCGAACGCATGGAATAATAATTTTGTCGCTGAAAAAGGGGTGGGTGTTGCTAATGATGGTGCCATAGGAGCAACCGGAGCAACAGGGGCGTTTCCCCGTGACAGAGGTGTATTCACATCAGGACAGACTTATGTCTGGAATGCGGATTACCGGGATAAGGTCATATATCTGATAGGGGGAGTTTATTATAATTTCCTTGTAAAGAATTACGGCGCTTCCGTTACCGCTGCACCCACATCAGCCAACGGGGATTCGAACTGGGAAGCTATGCAGAAGTTTGTGAATATCGCTACTGACACTCTGTTTGCCGATGGTGCGAATGTAGCCGGCTTCATGTTCAAAGACAAGGTTCTCAAGTCTTTTAACGACAAAGGTGAAACTCTTCTTATCAACGGTGAAACCGGGTATTTCAAATGTAAGAATGCAGAGATTACAGGAACAATCACGGCGGATAAAGGGCGTATCGGCCCGTTCTCCATCATTTCGGGGGTATTGTCCTCAAAGATCCTTTATAAGGATACAACAGATACTTATGTTGGTTTCAACCTGTCTGGCGGACAAATTGAGTTTTATAACGAAAGGACATTTGCAAACGTAAGAATCGGGGGAAACACGTTCTTTACCACAATCGAAGGGATTAAGTATGATGCTGGAATTGACATACAGAGTCCAAATGCCATGATCGGAATGCACATCAAGACTCTGAGCATTCCTCTATTCGTGGAGGGGGGTAATATTTTCCTTCATCCGAACAATGACAGCTATGTATCCATACGTGGGCTTACGCTGAATGCAAGGGCTGTAGCGGTCAGTACAAAGCTGAATTCTAATGATGATATAATATCATTTACCAACACGTCCGATATAACTGTCACGATGCCTGATGCGTATGTTGGGAAGGTGTTGTTCATAAAGAAATACAATACGGCAAGGGTGACACTTACGGGAGGTACTTTTATGAATGCGAACGATGGAGATGTAAATACTTCTTTTGTTCCTTTACAGCACAGTCACATGCTTGTATATGATGCAAGAGGCAGATGGATAGATTATTATTGCGGATAATTTAAATATAAAGTATGAGAATAAATTTTGCACAATTCCCTATTTATGATGGGATTAAAAAAGAAAAGCTTATAGCCAGTAACATCACTGAGGCCTTCGGTGACTGGATATATAAGAACGTAGCGGGCTTGAAGGCGCATCTCCTTGCGGAGAAAATCTTCAAGTCGACTGTAGATGGTGTGGAACTTGACGAAGAGGAGGTGGATATCATAAGACGTTCTACCCCTATGTTGTCCGGCTTGCTGGCCGATTCGTTGAATGATTATCTGGATAAAAAGAAGGAGGAACAACATGAAGATTGAGAATTTGGAACGCGCCAGCCGAATCAATGACGAACTGGCGAAACTGAAGCTGGCGAAAAATACATTGAATAACGGAGGCTATGTCCGTATCTACAGCAGCGCCCGATCAAGTGCCGGATGTGTGGAACTGGATATAGCGAACTTCAATGACGAGGTAAATACGTGTATAGACAACCATATTGCTGAACTTGAATCAGAAATAGAAACGCTATGATGAAAGAATTATGGCAATTAATTAAAATGCTGTTCTCAGGCAAGCCGGGTGATTTTGATATTCCTGAGCTGCTTCCCATGAAGCATTATCCTTTCAAGGGATACCGTTTCATGATGTGGTGCGGACGGATGATATACCGTGCCGATAACAAGGAGAACATAGATGGGTATATGCAGACCTATGCGGGTAAGGAAAGCCTGACGCACGAAACCATACACCTACGTCAGGCACAGGTTACCGGCTCATGGATAAAATACTATTGGCGGTATTTTGTCGAGTGGATCAAGGGAAACCCTATCTGCCATCCTGCGAGTTCTGCATATTATACCATCTCATACGAAATGGAGGCGTATGCCAACGAGGGCAATTTGGATTATCCCGTGAACTATGACGGAAGCAACCTTTCCCGGTACAAGATAAAAGGTGGCAGGAAGAAGCTGTACAAATCGATTGGCGGCACTTCAAAAGCGTGGAAAACTTATATAAGAACTTTATAAAATTTGGATATTATGAGTGATTTGAATTTAGAAAATATAGTTGGCTTTAAAGCTGTGGATAAAAACGGCAACGAACAAAATGTGACAGTAGATGAAATGGTGGATATGGTTTCCACAAGAATGGTTATGGCTTTGTCTGAAACTTCAACATTTGCCGCCGCTGCCGCAACAGGGAATGACGTGTATGAGAATGAACTTCCGACAGTGACGGATGCCGCAAATGTAAGAGTTTTACAAAGTAGCGGGGATGCGGCAAAAATGACGATGCAGTCGCTTGCATCAAAACTGGGAGAACTTTTCACTAATTTGAAGCTGTTTCCATTCATGTATAGAGGGAGAGTTAGTGATGCAAATCTAGCCGTAGACAATGGTTGGTATGAAATATTTGGTGACATTTCCAATGCTCCATTTACCCAAAGTTGGGGACCGCTATTTGTCATTGGGAATTCATATAAAGTCCAGTTCGCTTTTTATTCTGTTTCAGATGGGCTTAAATTGTATGTGAGACAACTTAACCATACCAATTTTGGATGGGCTAAAATAGATTTGACACAGGTATAGGAATTTTGTACTTCTGGGAGAACTGATGAATAGTTTGAAGCTGTTCCCGTTCATGGGAATGGGGGATATATCTGAAGGTGGTGATGCTAATGAACTAGAGTCAGGATATTATATCAATGGTAATTTTCGCAAATTAACAAACTCCCCATTCTCTTCTGGATGGGGAGGTATCGTTGTCTTTAAAATCAATTATTACACTCTACAAATTGCATCAGATATGAATACTAAATTTTTAAAAGTAAGACAGAGATGGAATGATACTTGGGATGATTGGAAAACTGTTTCTTTGACATGATTTTCTTAAAAATTGAGAGCTGGGAGAACTTTTCACTAATTTGAAGCTGTTTCCATTCATGTATAGAGGGAGAG